CTACTTTCATGTTGTGATTGGTCAAATGTAGTATGTACATGCGGTTTCTCCGTACTATCTAATGCTAATATACATTCATCTATTAATATCTTTGCAAATGCACCTACCGCAAATTGATCGTCAGTAATACATTGTTCTGCTAATTTTGTTAGTTTTTCATTATCCATGTTTATCCTTTATTTAAATAATTTCACATCCTTGTGTTTGACAATTATAACACGATGTATATTATCTTTATATTTAATAGGTAAATCCAAACACACACTAATTCTTGGTCCTTCAATCTCATTAATTAATGTGTCATTTCCCACAGTACCGACAAATGGAATCTTATTCCATTTACCAATAACACGGTCACCTATACTGTATTTACCCATGTATCGGTTTGCATTAAAATACTCAGCTAAACTTGCCATTATAACATAAATTGTTTTAGCAAATCATATGCTAAAGACAAGTCCTCTACCACTGGTTCTTCTAGGATTTTACGATATTCTGTAATGATTTCCAAAGCATAAGCTTGATCCTCATCATTCAATGAGTTCCACCACTCAAACAATTCTTGTGGATTCTTGTTTAAGATATATTGAAGGTTTTTGTAATCTCTTGTCATTTTATTCTCCTAATTTTTCCCAAGTATAATCAACTTCTTTTATATATGCCACAGGCTTTAACCACCCATGACTGATACATTCTTGTATTATTTTTTTGTAACTGTTCGGGCATTGTTGGCTAATCTCAAATCCAGCACGTGCAGCCATAAAGTTTCCATTGTAAATCATAAAGTCCGGATCGCCTGGACGAATTGTTTTAATAGTTTTGTCCGGTTTAGTAAAGTTCATGCCAAATTACCCTTATAAGGATTGTTCAACCATTTAGCATATGTATCTGCTTGTTCACTAATCTTAGTCAATTCATACTTACCACAGAATTTCATAAAATGAATGCCAACCTGAGGAGTAATCGTTGTACGTACACCCTCACGAATGTTTGTATCTACTGATAGTTTAACTTGATCAGGTTGTCTAGTCAAATCAATCAATACCCGATTGCGTTCATAATCGTCACGTACACGATGTTCCACATCATTATGGTCTACCCATCTTTGTAACATCATGTTATTCCAATCAAAGCCCTGTTTGTTACGGTCAGCATAAGCTTCCATCAATCCTGCTTTCTTTTGTGTACCTTTACTACGTACACCGGGATATGCACTAAACACATTGTCAGTACTATCACCACGCATACATTTCTCAAATAGAATATATTGTGGGTCACCTAACAGTTTTGGCTCACTAGTTTTCTTATCCTTGACAATTTTGCCTTTATCGTCAAAATAACCCTCAAGTGTAATTAATTGATTGCTAATGCCATTATACTGTTTTACATTTTCTGTAATCAGTTGAATGTAATCACTATCGCTACTGATAATGAAATGTTCATCATCAGGGTGCAAGTGAATAAATCTAGCAATCAAGTCATCAGCTTCTGCTTTAGGATCACGCAATACTGATACGTTAGTTTTCTCACGCAAAAAAGTTGTGAATTTTTCATATGTTTCCCAGAACATTTCATTTTCTTCTTTTTCAGCTTGAGTCTGTGCTTGTGTATCCACAACACGATTTTTCTTATATGGCTCGTAATAGTCTTTGCGCCAGCTTCTGCCTTCGAGACAGAACACAACGTGGTCAATGCCAAATTTGCGAACTATTTGATTGCATGATGCAAGTGTAAGATGTAGTGCCATCCCGATTTTTTCCCATGTATCTGAGTTTCGGGAAGCAACGTGCCGGGCACGAAAGAATGTGTTAGCTGTGTCAATTAGTGCGTATTTCATATGTTTATTATATACTACTATTTAGATTATTTCAATTGTATTTGGGCAGTTGTTAATCGAGCAAAAACATCATTGCCGAATGTCCATCCGTCGGGCATACTTGTTTGCATGTCCAGTTCATTGTCAAGCAATTCAGCTTCCTCATTAGTAATCAATACAATAGCCAAATTGTTTTTAATCATTTGTGCTACTTCAGTTACACTACGTTTTTCCATAGTCATTGTAACCGCTTGATTATAAATTAAAATACAAGGAACGATATGTTCACGATAAGTATTTTCTTTAGTGCGTTTAATACTTTGACCGATGGTAATTAAGTGGTCAATACTATCGCCCTCAAGTAATGCTCTAGTATTTTCTAAACCAAACCCATCTTCATTATCAATAAAATACTTGAAACGTTTGGCAATCTTTTCAAAGATATTACGTTCGGATACTTCACGTGGAATCGGTTTGATAGCTTGACCACGTACCTTACGTACAATAGTTTCAATAGCTTCAATGGTACCGACAATGACCCAAAAGTTTTCAAGTATATCACCATCAAAAGGGATATTAATAAAGTCCTTTGCATCTTTGCGTGATTCGGAACGTTTACCTGTTTTCTCAGTAAATCCTTGACCTAGGATTTGTTTACGCATTTCGGCAACATCTTCTGGAAGTGCAAGCCAGCCCACAGTATAGTGGTTCTTTTTAATTTCACACTTTACACCGTTGTTGGTATATAGTACGCAGTTGTTTTGTTCCTCGTAAACACGTTCGGTATACCCACGTTCCTCACATGAGTTTTTGAACAGTTTGAATGATATAGCTGCCATAATATAGTCCGTTATGCGATTTAATAGTTAATTATAGCACCTTTTCCATTTATTGTCAACTATGAGAATGTTGTATTTTTACTACATTCCAAACAAATTATACACAGATTTAGGTATATATCCACCTCTATAGTGCTTGGTATTAGTAGGGTCTTGTACATTGAGATAAGGTAATCTACCAAACGTAGCTTTGTATTGCTTTGCTAATTCACCCTCGGCCCAGGTAGTAGCCTTCAATTCATCACTTTCATGGACATTTGAAAAAACCATTCTTGTAGAAACATCCCAAACTGCAATAGTTACATCATTCTTGTTGAATGATGCTGGCAAAAGTCCTTGTGGAATTAAATAATTTTCAATGCCTCCCCAAAAATCAGCACCATGTGAACTACGGACATGTAGTTCTTCCCATCCAGGTACCCAACTTAATTGTCGAGTAATACGCTCACCAACTTGATATTGTCTCTTATTACCAAGACTAGGTGAACTCATTCCAACCTTTGAAAAGTCATATGACAATGGACCTGGCTTAAAACACATACCGTAAACATATGATTTCACAATGCCATTGTGTCTCATAATTGCATAGATATCTCTACAATTTTTTAATTTTGAGCAATCTATCACAAAATCTGGATTAAACAAATCAATATTTTTTAACATTTAACTTACCTCTGTTCTACCGTTACCTAAATCTTTTGTACGAATAACTCTTGCATCACGGCTTTCTGTACGGTTCTCCGGATCAGCTACCTGCTGTTCATACATCTCTAATGCTACATTCCGACATACTGTCTGAAACCATCTATCAACTATGATTACATCTGTATCATCTTCACGTTGTCTATAACCTGCTTTGATAAGATTCAATACAAACTTGTCATTGAAATCTAAATCAAATGCACCATCATTGATATTCTCAGGATTGATTTCTACCTTAGTAATAGCAATGTATGGTTCACCTGCCGCCGTTGCTTTTTCTTTTTCAGTAAGTTCAGTCTTAGCTTTAACTTGTTTAGGCTTAGGCTCTTTCTTAACAACAGGGGCATCCTCTTGTTTCTTAAATAAGTTCTTTAATTTTTCAAACATTTGTATCTTTCGTATAGTTTAAAGCTGGCAAGATTCTTTGCCTTTGATTCACACATCATATCAAAGTTATCAATAAATGTCAATGCCCAATCGTTCACAGCATCGTTCCAATAGTAGTCGGAATGTGCCCGAAGCTTCTGTTTACTATGTCCTGCTTCAATCAACGCACCATGAGAGGGTAATTGTGATCCGGGATGTCCGACAAGTATATCTTCACGGCTGACGGAGTAATGTAAAGTAGGCCTAACACCGCGCCAACTATCAATAACCATCTTAACCCGGTCATCATTTGCGGAAATATATTCTCCTTCACGTATCCAATTATGGTGTATGTCCATGACTGTAGGTACGAGATCAGATAATGATAAGCAGTCTGTAAGTCCATGTGTGTATTCCTCATTTTCTAGTGTTAGTGTGTTTCTTGCTTCGGGGCTGAGTCTTCCGTAAACATCTCTGATTCCTTGTGGGCCTCTACGCCCAGATATGTGTATATTAATCTTAAAATCCTGGAAATTTCTACCGAACCCCATCCATCTGGCCATATCTGCATGATATTCAAACTCCTCTATACTCTTATTTACTACCTCATCACGGTCGCTTGCTAAAACTACAAATTGATCGGGATGAAATGAAAGACGTACATCATTTGCTCTAGCTGTCTCACCGATGGGTGCAAACCATCGTTGTAAACTATTTTGTACATCAGTACTTTGCCAAAATTCTTTGTATCCATCCATAGTATAAAAACTAAGCATATCACTAGTAAGACGAACCATACGCAATTCGGGTTCTAATGTAGCAACACGCTTAACCAATGCGTGAGTATTCATAATATTGCGTTTAGCAACATCCATAATCTTTTCTTCCACTACACTACGGTTATTACGTTTTGCCCATGCTTGAGTTGTACCGCCTGTGTTAAGGCCTTCAGCAGAGACAATCTCGCCTTTACTGTTGATTTCTGCCCATTTACAAGCAAAGCCGATGCGTTTGATAGATTGATTTGTCAAAGTAATAGTCCAAAGTGATAAATAATAGATGTAGTGTAACATATTTACACAATAAAGTCAACTATTTACGGATAACAAAATGAGATTTACCGAAATTATATCAGAGAGTTCAGGAACCAGACTAAAAGACATAGCAAAAATTGCTACTAATATGCCAGACGCTGACTTTTGGTTAGTGCGTAAGGGTAGTGATAAGACTGTGGGTAAGCCTCTCAAAGAATTTGATCCATCAAGGATTGGCATTAAAGTTGTAAAAACTGATGTTATTGACCCAAACTATCTTTATTACGCAATGATGAATTTACACAATCAGGGACACTTTGCCCGTATAGCAAATGGAACAACTAATTTAGTTAATATTACTGTAAATGATATTGCTAATATTCCACTAGGTCAACAGGGTATGAATGAAGCAAAAGATCCATGGAAAGAATATGAATTTATATACGATGGTCAAAAAATAGGACATATATATAGTAGGACAGGTCAACCTCCCTTTACAACTAGAAGAAAAGATGGTAATTTTATAAAACAAATGAATCATAAGAGTCTTAAGGATGCTCAGATGTTTTTAATCAACACACATTTAGGTAGGTCAACCTATGATAATATGAGCCATTATGGTACAACACCTCAGCAAGGTATCGATGAAGACTGGAACAAAGTCAATAAGAAAGACAAAACGTCCGGCATGAGCCGTAAAGCAGTGAAAGCATATCGTAGGGAAAATCCAGGCAGCAAATTGCAAACAGCAGTTACTACCAAACCTAGTAAATTAAAGCCTGGATCAAAAGCTGCCAAACGCCGCAAGAGTTTTTGTGCTCGTATGAGTGGTAACAAAGGTCCTATGAAAAAGCCTAATGGTAAACCTACCCCTAAAGCATTAGCACTACGTAGATGGAATTGCGAGAGTGTAGAGCAAATGGAAGAATTAGTAATGCTAGCTGAACAATATATTAGGAATCTTAAGAAATGAATTTTGTAGAACTATTTGAGGGTGCAACACCCAAATTACCGGGTGCTGTAGGTGGCATCAAAGTTATGAGCATGGATCAGTTTCTGGCTCAATCTGATGATTTGCCCGATGAACAATTAGATGAATTGTCTCCTCAAACATTAGCAAGCTATGTTAGAAAATCTAATACAGATGCTAGAGATAGACTTAAACAAGATCCTAAAAATCAATTTAAAAAGGCTGAAAAAAGAGCCGCTGGTATAGGTCAAGCTATCGGCAAGATTCGTGCTACAATGGAACCTGCTACTAAACAACAACCTGTAGCAGAAGCAACAAAACTACCAGCACAAACACGTGAACTAAAAGGCCAAGAACTAGATGATTACTTAGATAGAATTCGTAATCGTGAAAAGGGTAAAACAGACAAATATAAACTTCCTTACATCCATCGCTCAAGTGTAGTCAAATACTACAATGAAGAAGGTAAACGCTACGATACAGACCAAATCAAAACAGCATTAGGTGTTCGCCCAAAGAAACTTCTTAAACAAAATGAGAAGATGAAACATTCTAATGGTGAACTAGAACAATTCTATAACATTGGTTTTGCCGCACTAGTCGGTATAGCATTAGATGAAGGTACAAACGAACTCATAGTAGTTAATACATGTCCGGGTGCTGGATCATGTAAAGTAGATTGTTTCGCTATGAAGGGTGGTAAGGTTCAGTTTGAAGGTCCTTGGTTAAGTGACGGAAGAATTCTTACTTTCTTATTGAATGATCCAGATGGATTCTTTAATCAACTAAGTGCAGAAATCACAAAAGAAGAAAAGCTAGCACAAAAGGGTGGTTACAATCTAACTATTCGTTGGCATGATGCTGGTGATTTCTTTAGTCCAGAATATATGGATTTGGCATTCAAATTAGCGGCATCACATCCTGATGTTAAGTTCTATGCTTATACAAAAATAGCGGATGCAGCCTTAGGTCAAAAGCCAAGTAACTTTATTGTTAATTGGAGTGAGGGTGCAAGTACTAGTCAAGAGAAACAAGTTAAACAACAAGATCCACAACTAGATGTAACTAAGAATAGTCGTATTGTTCCAAGTAAGTTATTCTATGACTTATTGAAGAAGGATAAGGATGGTAAGTTAGATAAGACCGCTGATGGTGCTTGGCAACCAAAAGACGCAGCCGCATTAGAAGAATTAAAAGACAGATTGGCAAATCAATATAATTTAAAACGTGATAGTATCATTGATTATAATGAGATGATGGCTACTCCACAAAAGAATAACATTAAGAAATGGAATGTTATCATTGCACCAGGTGAGGGTGATATCAGTGCTAATAGACAAGATGTATTGTCTACATTATTATTGAAACACTAAACCTTCAATAAATCTTCCATAGTGTATAGATTACGCATATAGGGTGATACATTAGCTAGTACAGAACTAGGTAAATCACCCTTTCTCCTTGGGCCGTATTTTACATCAAAACTACACTCATTGACTTTTTGAAATAAATCAACAATCTCCTGTACAGTATATCCTACACCATGTCCTAAGCATTCAAAGCTATTGCTAGGCTTTTCAATTGCTTGCATCAATGCATCACATATCTCATTAACATGTACATAATCACGTATACATGTACCATCAATAACGGACACATCATAATCATTACCGTAAATAGTAAACTCACCCGACTCTTTAGCTTTAATTAAATTGTACATTAACCCATCGGGGTTAGTGGGAGCCACGACGGTGCTTCCAATAACATTATAAAATCTAAAGATTGTATATGGTGTTTGACGATGGGTTGTACAATATTCTCTGACCACATCTTCTGCGGCACGTTTGCTGATACCATAAGCACTAGCACAATCTTGTGCGGCACCTGTACTAGCAAAGATAAAGTTCTTTGTCTTTATCTTGTTAACTACATTCATTGTACCATTCAAGTTAGTGATATAGTATTTGATAGGCATCTGCTCGCTTTCACCTACACGAACTAATGCCGCTAAATGGATTACACAATCATATTCAATATCACCCGGAATAGCAAATTGTCTATTGATATCGCAACGATAAAACTCATTCAATGGCGCTTGTGGTTCATCAATATCTAAGCCATGAACTTCATATTCATTCTCAAGCATTTTGCATAGATGACTGCCAATGTATCCTGAGCATCCTGTAATTAAAATCTTTTTCATAAACCCTCAAATAATGATAGACCTTCTGCTTCTTCTATTGGTTCAAAGTTTGGATCTTTTGTTAAGTATGTATCGTCATCTGTATAGATAACCCTAAATTTATGTTTATTGGTTAAAACACTACGTACATCATCAATACAAATAATACTACGGTTCAAATCACTGATAAAATCAACGTGTTTAATTGTAGTCTCATTGCATATTTTTGCTGTATTACTGTTAGATTTTCTAGGTTCAAAATCATTAAAACAGTTGTTCCATTTATGAAAGACAGTAGCTTCTTGTTCTTGTGCATGTTGCAATGCTCCCAAGTTATACCATCTTTCTGCTTTTTCAAAAATATCGTACAATTCTTTTGCTTTACTTGCCATGTCTTTTTTAGTACAAGTATAAAAGAAATCTTTGTTAAAGTTATTAGTCCAACGTTGATGTTCTAACACTAATGTAGGCATTTGAATATGTTGTTCATAGAATGCCATACCATAACTCTCAACAATACTAGGATTGAATGCAATTCTAGCACTTGTCATAAAGTTAACTTTCTCTTGACCAATGATACCTACACGAATTTCGTAAGGTACACCTATCTTCTGTAGTCTATCTTCAAACTTCTTTGCACCATTTGCACTAGTCATTACTTTTGCTGGAAGGTTTGTTTGTTCAATCAAGTCTAAGAACAACTCAGGATTCTTACCTTCTTCCCATCGTCCAACAAACAATATACCTTCACGTGTCTTATGATGTTCTTCCAGTAATCCACGTTCTGTAATAGGAATAGGCAAGTGATATGAAGATTCATCTAAATGTACTTGATTGAATTTACTCTGTGTACCCACATCAATATTCGTTAAGCTTAATTGGTGACGCATTGCTACATTAGTGTTAGACAAGAAGGGATTCTTGGTGTCTGTGAATATCTGACTTTCTAAATGAGTATATGCAATGATTTGAATCACATCTTCAAGTCCCATAGTACTAGCTACCTGCACAGTTTCATATGTGTTGCATATCAGTACATCATACAAATTATGTTCCAGTGCTTCTACAATTGCTGTACGGAAATTAGCCATTCGTTCATAACAGAATGTATCCCCATACATAAAGATATTGCTGTGGTCAGTATATTTTAGTGATTCTAATGGGGCAATAACATTTGCTTTGATAGATTTAACAAACTCAGTATCTTGTGGTTCTTTATCGGTAATGATATCAACTTTAATATTATGTTGGTCCATTAGTTCACAGAAGCTTTTTGTAAATTGCCCTATCCCACCATGTGGTATTAATGTTTGATAGCTTACTAAGAAGCCAATTCGTTTATCGTATGTTCTCATTTATCTTTTACAGTAGGTACATCTTGCCATTCAGTCCACTCACGCTTTTTAGTAAAACTGCCGTTAAGGGTAGTTGTACTATAATCAGTTACTTCACTTTGTGTTCTATATTGTAACACTTTTTCTGGTCCGTCATAACCGTTTCGGACAAGATATCTTAATTCATACATATATTTACCTTTTTAATAACCACATAATGTGGGCATTCTTAGAATGCCATTTGTGTTCAAATATGGACTCACCTGGCCCTGACCACATTGCTGTAACCCTATAACCATATGTTAACCAAATCAACTTACCGGTTAACACACATCTTTTAGGCAACCATGCAAACTTAAGAGTTGATCCTAGACCTCTCATTAATGCATTGTTGTAAAATACATCATCATCTATTGGATAATCTAACATGTAGAGACTATTTTATGTGCCCCACTCGTTTTTAAACAGTGGGACTTGAAGTCTATCACTATAACGATAACCACGATTCATTGCTTCAATAGCAACATTCTTAGCATTCAAACTATAGATACTTTCTACACCACCACATGGCATAAAGTATACAGGGCCTCTAAATCCACCATTACGAAACTCTTGTACTGCCTTATCAGCTTCTAATGCATCTTCTTTAGTAGCGATAACAAACTTTAAATATACAAAGCCAATACTTTCATATTGACGAATAATACTAGGACAAATTGCTTCTTCCCACTTCTCACCACTGATACTTAGTTTAGGGCTAACACTAAATGTAAGTGCATTCTTTTCTCTGTTAATCTTCCATTGTTGTAGATAGATAGAGAGGTCTTGACTTAGTTCTTGTGTACCATTAGTTTCAAATGTAATCTCTTTCAATGACCTCATCTTCTCGTTTGAAAGCAGTTCTGGATACGCTCTTTGCCATCCAAGAAGAGGTTCACCGCCAGTGATGACAAGGTGCTCATCCATCCAGCGATTGTGAGGAAGCATAGCCATAATGTCGTCAACAATATCATCGGTGGGGCGAACAGGACTAAGATGCTTAAACCTAGGATCCCATGAAGCATAACTGTCACACCCTGTACTGACCAACGGTAGTTTTTTATAATCATCATAATAGTGAACCCTTGCGGCAATATCTTCTACTTCTTTACTTACTTCACCTTTAGGCATGCCAAAGCCTGCACATGTAAAGTTACAACCAAATGTTCTTAGGAACACGGAGGGAACTCCCATATATCGGCCTTCTCCTTGTATACTATAGAATAGTTCTGAAATTTTTAGTTGTGCCATTATGCAAACTCTCCGTCTTCCCTGTGACCACCTCGTCCTGCCATGTTACTATCAGTCTCACGGACCTCTACTCTACAGCACCATACACGTTTTGCTTCTTCACTACCGCAGTTAGGTAAAAAGATTGTGTTAATGTATTCATATAAGAAGTCAGCAATACCCTCACAACCAGTACGTTCTACTTCTGTAATCTTTGCTAGTTTTAAACGACCTAGTTCTAATAGATGTTCACGCATTGGGTCATCTTGTGCGACTAATAATGTATGGTCAAACCATTCTTCTAGTTTATCTTTAAGTGGTCGTAATCCACCGAAGTCAGTTACCCAGTTACGGGCATCTAATGTATCTGCTTCAAATTCAAAGTGAAAACTCATAGCATAGCCATGAATTAAGTTACAATGACTGTCAGCACGCCATTGACGATATGCGACAGGACCTATTTGTCTGTATGTTTTTGTTGAAAAGAATTTTTTGTTTGCCATTGTGTTCTCCTATGTTATATTATAGCATAGGACGCAGAGTTTGTATACCGGGATGAGCCCAAAGAGACCGGTTATCTTATTTATTAAGAGTGTTAATGATTTGGGCATCAGCTACCCGTTTACGTAAACTACTGCTACTGAAACTATGGTCACGACCATTGAACACAAGTTCAATGCCACGCTCACCGCCCTCCCATCTTCCAGTAAACTCTTTATCTGCATACTCTACACCCAAAATGCGAACATCTAATGGTAGAATAAGTAATAGGTCAATAAGGTCCTGTTCAGTTTGATAGACAACAACTTCATCAACATAACGACAAGCCGCAAGTTGAATCTGTCGCTCTACAATACTTTGAATGGGTTTATTCTTAGTGTCAGGTCTATCAATAGTAGGATCAGTTTGCAACCCACAAATCAAATAGTCACAATGATTCTTAGCTTCACTTAACATAGCAACATGCCCTGCATGTAGCAAGTCAAATGTACTGAAAGTGATACCAATCTTTTTACCTTGTGCTTTTAGTTCTTTAATGTGATTGAAAATCATTTTGAAAGAGTTCTCCACATCTTAGTTTGTTCGTGTTCTTTTAAGAATTCATCTTCACCGGCAAATGTAGGACTATCGGCTATAATCTCATCCAATAGCCATTTGATCCGATGTAAGTCTTTTTTGATTTCAAATTGATTAAATCCGTCATTATAGTTACTATGTAGTTCTACACCACTCATATAGATTTGATGATGAACACTGTTATAGTCCATTTGTTTACGAAAGCCCATTATTTGCAACCTTTGTTAGCAATTTGTAAGAACTCTTGTCGTGCTGATGGATCAGTTTTGAAACCACCACCTAAACGACAAGTAACAGTGCTACTACCTGTATCTTCTACGCCGCGTGATTTTACACAATAGTGTTGTGCGTCAATCATAACTGCAACATCTTCTGTATCAAGGATGAACTGTAAGGTGTGAAAAATTTGCTCTGTTAACCTCTCTTGAATTTGAGGTCTTTTGCTAAAATATTCTACAATACGGTTTATCTTACTAAGCCCTAACACCTTTTGTTTAGGGACATAAGCTACTGTAGCCAATCCATCAATGACTACAAAATGATGTTCGCAGTTAGATTGAACATTAACATTACGCTCTACAACCATTTCGTTGTATTGCATCTTATTGTCAACTGTTGTACATTTAGGGAATGCTTCATAATCGAGACCCCAAAATATTTCATTGACATACATCTTGGCAACACGTTTAGGTGTTTCAATAAGACTATCATCAGATAAATCTAAACCAAGTGTTTTCATAATCTCGGCAAATAACGGCTCAATGACCGCAATCTTATCTTTACGATCCGGAACCAAAGACTTGATTGTAGGAGTCTCAACACCCATTCTAACTAAGTGTTCGTGTACTTGTAGACCCAGTACTGGATCTGTTTTTGTTTTATTATAACTCATAGATAACCTTCCTTTGTGATGGTTTTGTTTTGATATTGTGTTACCGTTGTGTAACACAAGTATTTATCACTTTGTTTTAGCAACTGATTTTTTTGATTTAGCCTTAACTGCCGGCTTTGTATTGGCAAGTTCAACACTAGCGCAGGCTTCACGTACCTCATTAACTAATGCGTCCCAATCCCATTCTAATTCTGTTTTGCCATCAGGATAAGTAGTCACCGTTAAGTGACTACCTTTTTGTACTGAGTCTGGCAATGAACTAACTTCTGCAAGTTGAATTTTCTTGCGAGCCATGGTTAAGCCTTAGCTTTTGCTTCTGCACGTGCGGCTTTTTCTGCTGTAATTTCATTACGGCGTGCTTTAACCGCTTTAGCTAGTTCTGCTAATGCCTTACGAGCCCGTGTACCAGCGGCTGCATTACCTTTGTTAAACTTATCATTCTCAGTATTATATGCTGCCAAGCTTGTTTCAATATCATTTTGTGCGCTCATTTTATTTCCTTTATGTTATGAGTATTTTGTTTCTCTTGTGTATTTACGATAATCACTAGTCATGCGTAAATATTGTTCTCCATTGCCTTCCATAATATCACAGATACGGTCAATAGTCCCATCATTGTATTTACTAATACGTCCTTGATAGTTATGTGGTGCCATCAATAAATTTTGTAATTTAGACATAGCATCATCAATACTCCAAGGAATATATAATCGTGTATTATCATTAGCAAACGTTTCTGGGAATGAACGATATGCCGGATATAATACATTACAACCCAATGTATCTGCTTCACTAACTGTATTACTTACCCAGTCTTGCAAAGCACAGTTAAACAATACTCTAGTATCATTTAATAGTTGATAGTAATCATTCTTTTCCAAATCTTCATAGATAACTAGTTTACCTTCACTTTGAAGTTTACGTGTACGTTCCATATAACTTTCGTTATTGCTTTTCAGTTTACTACCACTGAACACGCAGAACTCTACCTTAGTATTAGACCTAGAATGAAATGTTTCAATCAAATCCATATAGAAGTCTGGTTGTTTTTCTTGATCCCATCTTGCACTAAATGCTACACGCATCTTACGTTGATTGAAGGGTTTTAATGGACCATCAATACGACCACGCACTTCATCTTTACCAAATGCTAGACCGCTAATGTTATATAATGGTGCCTTCCATCCCGCAATCTTCATATGCATAATCATTTCTTCATTTGTAGCTAGTACGCCATCAACGAATGAATCAACCATCTTTTCATAGTGACCCATGAATTCACTCATTCCCCATACATGTACGAAATCATCCGGATCGATTGACTGAGCAAGACAACGGACAAATATACGAGGACGGAGATTAGCAGGAACTTGCTTAAGTATATACGGCAAACTCTCAATACCCGGTTGAAACATATCTTCAAAATAGACAATATCTTCATCACTACACTCACCCGCCTTCATCATTTTAACTAAATTCATAAGTTGTGACATACCAAAGTATGTACGACCATGTGCATCTAATACTTGTCCCGTCACAATAGCTTGGTCATTACTTAATGTTTCGCCTGGAACGATAACATAGTTAATACCTCTACGTTTAAAGACACGTTCATTCCATTCTTGTAGTTGTAGAGTATAACGTGCTTTGTAGGGTTCTAGCCCCATATAAAATAATTTACGCATTTGTTTTTCTTTCAATATCTTCTTCAATACATTTTTCACCATATTGAATTTCTATAATACTACATGGTTCATCAAAAGGATTAGATAGTTGATGCCAGGAATCAGCTGGTATCTTAAACTCTTGATGTTTACTTAACTGCATGGGAGGTAATGCATACCCGCCATTCATTTGTCTATAAACAATGCAAGAACCGTCAGTTACTAACCAGTATTCACTTCGTTTAAAATGTCGTTGCATACTTAAACTTTTATCTGGCTCTACAGTTAATTCTTTAACTTTACAACCATCTACATCATGTAGTATACGATAATACCCCCACTCACGCAATGTTTTTGGATGTTTCCATTCATCTAGTATCCAACTACTACTGTTTAGTTTGTTTTCACCACCTACTCCAAAAACAAATTCAACATCATGAAAAACCATTTCGGGAATGTTATCTTTAGTTCTATCTCCCCCATTAGCAAATATTATCTTTGCTTGTGGGTGCATCTCTTTGACTTTACGAATAGCATCAATAGCAGTATCGTCACTATCATCAAATTCTATTACCTTATGTACTTGGTATAGATTCTCAATGATAGCTTTTCTTTCCTGTACAGGCATAAAAGGTTGTCCTTTTTTACGGGTCAACCATGCGTCACTATTGATTCCTACTATTAGTAAAAATCCTAATGCCTTAGCAGCCTTGAAATATTCAATATGACCACTATGTAGCGGATCAAAACCACCAGTGACTAACACAACGTTCATGGACGTGCGTCTTCCTGCCACTGATCTTTAGCCCACTTGCCAGTTACTGCCTTAGTAAACTGACGATATGCAAAGCTACGCATATCGTATAGAGTTGATTCATCAAACTTGTATCCATAGTCCTGACAGAACATTAGATAGTTTTCTAGGTCCTCAAAGATTTGTTGAACACGTGGGTTAGATTGTTGTTGTTTTGCCATTTTATATTCCTTTAAATAGCTAGTTGTTGATAAGGTTTGTTTGTGTTATAGACAATAGTAGCACCATTCTCATTATCTTCCGATACTTGAATAGCGATATTACGATCTGGATACCGAGTTGCAATAACATCATAGAGGTCATCACTAATCATTTCACAACTTTTGTAATTCAATTCTAGTATGCCTTGAGAATATTGTTTCTCTAACCATCTTTTAAACTGAATAAACTCAATATCACGGTCGTTGTGAAATACTTCAATAGACACTTCAAAATGAAAGATGTGTCTATGTGGAGATCCTAAAAAGCTAACATCATACTCATCACCTGTAGCAAGTGCTGGATCTGTTGCTGCCGCTGGGTATTTATGAATACCTTCTTTTTGAAAACGTACAAAGATTGTACGTAATGCATGTTGTTTAATACGTACACGTTTTTCGTGCATTGCATGTTCATGTTGTTCTATCATTTATAATCCCTATTAAGTGTTGCCCATGTTAACCACTGATGAAATGTATTATACACTACTTCAGCTTCTTTGTCATCTTGAGGTACCCGTTTACCACGTATATAAAACCCGTCTTTTGCTATACGTAACATCTCATCTGAACCACCGGTAAAGGTAATAACAGATTCCTGAGTATCACCGGTCATTGTTGACTTCAGTGTAAGTGATGGATTAATTGTCATCATCTAAATCTACCTTTTCATGTAATACTTCATTCATAGCATCATCACTATCTTCTATTACTTCTTCAAACTCTATTTCATTCTGAACTTCAAATAGTTCTTCAAACTTACTCAATGCATTAACTGTTCGTTTACCACTAATACCCTGACTACCTGATTGAAACTGCATCCATAATCTACTGTTAGCATCAATTAAATCAATTGCTTCCTGTTTAGTTTTCTTACTGAAAATTTCGTCAATAACATCTTTAAACAATACACGTTCAAATTGTTCATTCATCAACATCTTAGGTACAATACCTATATCATATTGACGGTTAGCCTCTTGTACGGCATTCATGTGCATCCATACATTATGACTTTGAAGCAATGTATAACTTAATGTATCCCAACTGGTCTTAGTTTCTTTACCATGTTGTCCTAAGAACCCTTGACCACGATAACACAAGTCCTTAAGCACTAGTTTATCAGTTACTGGACTATCTGTAAAGAGTTTATGGATTCCTTCAGCTAATACAGCATCCCTATATTTACGGGTGTCATTAGCATAACTTTTCTTTTCAGCAGTCTTTTCCATACTGTATGACCATTTCTTGTTATGCTCAATATTAGTATTGAAATATGCTAAACCCTTAGCCGCACTATAGAATGGGCTTGCACAATCAAATGTAATTTTAAGTTTAGGGTTGTGATACTTGCGAATAGCACGTTGAATATCAGTAAACAATACAGCATATTCTAAAATACTTGTACCCAAACAGTGAATTAAATCATGCTTACCTTCTACTAATAACCCATCATGGATAATATCAATCATTCTTGTTAACATCAAGTGTACATCAATCTTATTCTGTCCACCGAAAGCCCAACCATTAAAGTGATTGTCTGGGTATTGTTTTGGATCACAATACTTCTTCATTTCATCGTACCACTCATCTGACTGGGTATGTGTACGACCTTGTAATACATTTAAGAACTTACATTTGCCCGAACGATTGTTGATAAAGTATTCATTGTTAATATGGGTAGCAGTAATTGCTTCTTGGATAGTACTGATACCATGAAGACTTACACCATTCTTATCCTTCATATTAAAAGTAGTTATTGATTGTGAAGGAATATCAAGGACCATGCCATAGTCCATGTACGTGTCCATCCAGTTCAATACTGCTTTACGCTTAATCATAGCTTTAGGGCAATTAGGATCTTTCCAATCAGCTGGCCATTGACCTTTAAGAATTTGAAATCCACCAGAGTCACCTAACATAAATGTACCTTCTTCACGTTCTCTAATGATTGATTCACTAGGATCGTCTTTAGTAGTATCTAAGTTAGCATGACCAGCACTGTACAAGCCCCATTTGTAATAATAGAGACCTTCTTTACTATTAAGAAAGTTTAGTTTCTCTACATCACCGTTGAATTGAGCAGGGATACGTGCAGGATCAAAGTACTCTTCACCTTTACGTTGTTTACCCAAGCCAGAGATATAAAAACTACTGACTGCGGGTAAGAACAATGCCCAATCTGGGTTTTGTTTTTGTGATAGATTATCTTGTTCCATTAAACTTTTACTTCTTCTTTTATCAATGTTTGAACTACTTTAATTTGTTCTTGTTTGTCTTTAATTTGCATAACGAGGTCTTTGATAGTTGAATTAGTTAGTACTAATTTTTCTATCTCAAGTTCCTCATCACGCTTTTGTCGTGCCCACTGTAACAAACCAACTGCTTCATCACTTAAGTTTATAGTAGCGTGATGTGCCGAGAGAATAATCCAAGTACTACCATCATATACTTCTGTGTTCTGACTGTTAGGGTTATATCGCATATTACCCACACCAGTACCATTAAAATTACCAATATAAGTAGAACCTGGATTACCACCTGATACAGTTAAGAATGGACTACTAGAGTGAATGCTCTTAATCATTTTGCTTGTGCTGGGAGTAAATAACGATAAACTGCTAGACCACTGTCAACTACAATCTCTGTTGCACCTGCGTCACCGATACGAATAATTTTATCGCCGGGAAGATCCATGATGCTTAAGAACTCTTTAACAGGCCACATCCATGCTTTATTCAATGTACCAGTAACACCGGGATGAAACACAAAGTTACCTGAATGTGTTGATGGGTCACCAAAGTAAACCATTAAGTTACCGTTTTCCGTTTTAGTAGTAAAATTCTTTTCTTCACTATTAGCACTTGCTTGACGCTTTAGTCGTTGAATGCCAGCAATAGTAGGTTCAAACTCAACACCCCACGTAGTGCCTTTGAACATTACGGTTTTAACTTTCTCATCAGCAATAGCTTTACTCATCAAACGATAATCGTTAACGAAATCACCTGCTTTTGTTTCAAAGTGAATGTACTCTGGCACACTTACACCGTCTTTGTTTACACGTGTAACATTGATTTTACTATGTTCATCATAGTCATCAAAGCCTAGAATTGTTTTTAGTTTACCTAAGTTAGGCATACCAAACACACCAATAAACTCTGCGCTAGGATGTTTAAGCACACCACTAACAATAACACTCTTATCTTCTGCTACTGCGTTTACAGTTGTCTCTGTGTCAGTTCCACTGACCTTAATCAAATCAATACAGCCTAAGCCATGTGTGTGTTGAATTAAATCTTGTAAATTATCTTTCATGTTTTTCCTTTGTTTTAACTATTTAGGTAGTTGTAATACGTATTATAATGGAATATATTACGAATTGCAACACCAATTTAACCGAAACTGAATAAGTCATCAAATGTACTGTTAGTATCTGTATTGCTACGAATATCCCAATCTAATACACCCAATAAGTTATCAATCTTCTCATCTACTAACGTTTGTTCCATTGCCGAATCATCAAATGGCAATTCTGTAAACCATTTGGGTAGTCGTAATTCATCAACAGGATATGCTACACTTGTAAACCCTAATGGATTGGGTTTAAGTTTACATACTACAACCTTCATACCATCAATAATCTTTTGACTATACTGGTCACCGTTTACTCTACGCAAATAGTTGTAGTTCAATGCCGCACGTACATGCCCCGGCATGTTAGCTCTGCCCGTACTACTCTTAGCTTCTAAGTCACCGTACATCGTAAGTTTGTTTACACCTTTAGGAGAACCTTTTGTCCAACTATCTTGTGCAGTTAATATCCGCTTGAAGTCTTTTACTGCTTCAATAACTTCATCACGACCTTTACCTTGTTGAAGAACCATTTGTAGTACATTCATTAAAAACTCTTGTACATACTTAGGTGTATCAGCACGTTTCAAGTCAAGACCCATAGCTTTGATATCGCCTAGTTGTCCGTCACTATCTTTGCGCTTACCCTCTTTATCAAAGATGTTAATAGCATAACGCTTCTTAACAATAAAGATCGCCCGATCACCGATTAGTTCACGACCAGCTTTAATGATAGCTCCGTTCTTTCTTGGAGCATGAAAGGCACGTTCCATGAATGCTGGGAAACTTTCATTTGCTTGTTCAGCGATACCATCATACAAACCAATACAAGTTTCTTTATTCCAATCTAATAGACCAGATTCAATCTGCGGCTTTAATGTTGGATAAGCAGTGAAGTAACAACTGTCAGTATCACCATACACAATAGCATTACCTTCATGTGAATAGATACCTTCAACTGTTTCATTGATAGTACTCATCATATGTTTAACGATTTGTCTTCCAGATAGTGTAACACTTTGACCGATACGTTTGTCATAGAATCTGCAATGTTCGTTTAACAATGCACCGTATGCTGAGTTAAGTAAAATCTTACGAACAAGTTGTCGCTTGTCATAATAATCAAACATATCAGTACCATATGCTTCTTTAGCTTGTTTCTGGATAGCTTTACGTTCTGTATACCAACGAGTTAGTAGACCGGGTACGACACCTTCTTTTTCATAAGTAAAGATAGTACCGTTAGCACTTAACATCCAGGGCTTATGACTGTCAAAGACCATCTTCCAGATTTCTGCCGCTGACATTTCTACACTACGACCATCTTCAAAATCAACTGTAAGAATAGTACCACGTTCTTGGTTCATAATAGCAGTATATTCTAATGCACCAAACAGGTTCTCCCATAAGATAGATCCTGTAACTGCATCATCACCTTCTTTGTGACGTTTCTTTTCACTTGCTAATCGCACACCTTTGTCAAGCATGTATTTGTCAGTGATTGTTTGTCTGACTTGAGCAACGATGGTTTCACCTGCCATGTTGAGGGCACGAATAACCGAGGGATAGAGTGAGTTAATGTCAACTGCTCCGACATATTCATGCATACCTCTTTTCGGCGTAGCAACAAAGGCACCTGCTGCCTGCTGGACATCTTCTTCATTTTCAACCTTTCGTTTTTTATCTGGAACCACTAAGCCACGTTCGTGTGCTTCATTAAAAATTGCCATCTCAATCATTGCTACTGAACCCATAACTGTTGGAAGCAGTACTGTGTTTTCGTGTGCAAGTTGATTAGCTAATTCTAAAAACTTAAGTTTGTTGTGAATCTTCACTAACAACATTGTATCTTGTCTGTTATATTCAATGAACTTTTTAAAGTCTTTGTTATACAATTGGTCAAGAGTACCTTCATATTGTGTTTTGTTCTCCCCGACTTCCATCTCACCGATACTATCAAGTTTATAACTATGGCGTGATTCATAGTTATACTTTTTGTATAGTTGTAGATAGTCTAAGTGAATACGACCTACTAAGTCATAAGTTGTTTCACTCTTACCAAATCGTTCGTATTCTCTAGCTTTAGGTAGTTGACCCATCAAGCAGAACTTGCGTGTGTCATCTTTACTCATTACTCTAGTAACACGATTGACCATATAGGGTATATCATAGCCCTCTGAGTTCCAACCAGTTAATACATCTGCATCTTCAATGAGTTGGAAGAACACATCAAACATTTCTTTTTCGTTTGTGAATAGCATTGTATTCTCAAACTCATTAGTGATTTCTTGTGCTGTTTCACTAGACATATGTTTAGGAGCAATCACTAATGTAATACATTGATCTAGCCAATCTAAGTAACAACTGATAGCTGTAACAGGATTGAATGGATCACTTGTAGGACTGAATCCCTTTTCAGGATCAAAGTCCACCTCAATGTCAAAGAAACATGTATGAAGTTTAGGTGCATCAATGCCAAGATAGTTTTCACTTAGACAACGGAAGACTACTGGCACATCACTCTCAAATAGTTTTTTATTTGAGTGTATGCGTCTTTCTTTTTCAAACTCTTGTCGTTTGCGAGTACTGAAACGACTGACTGGATCGCCATAGATACTACGATGTTTACCTTTATTATCAGGATAATACAATACATAGTTAGTAGGGTATTCTTTATACAATCGTTTACCCTCAGGAGATCGTTCTACTACATAGATACGATCCTCATCCCTACTATGAATAGCATCCACATAACTCAAAGCGTTTTTCCCACAGTTTCTAGGATTGTGTTGAGTTCATCATGGTCTTTGTTAGTCTGACCGAGACTTGCTTTGTGTGCAATACGCACGGCTTTCTTCAATGTACTAGCTTTGATTTCCAGCTCCTCAGCAACCGCTTTAATAGTGTCGTTTAATCCACCATTCAATGTATCAATTTCATGTAGGACATGCATCCCTTCATTGATTAATTGTGTTAGTTTAATCTTTGCTTCACCATTAAACGTTCTATTATAATCCGACATAGTTTCTCCTTAAATAATTAGTTAGTATACTTGGTTTGTGTAGAGAAGTCAAGTATTTTGTTTACCTTCTACAATCTTTTTTACCAATTTAGGTAATCCGGGATTTACATGTAATGCATGTGGCATTAGTTCATTGCGAATGTAGTTACGGGTATATCTGGAATTCTTATTGGATTCGTCTTCAATCCAGGGTACATTATGACTTTCGCACCAATATATTAAATCTTGTTTTCTAGTAGTTAGAAATGGTCTAATAACATTGTTACGTGTTAGTGGGATAACTTTGGGTGTGCCATGTAAGCTTGACCAGATATATGTTTCAACACAATCATCTAAATGATGACAGGTGATTACTGGACCAAGTTCACTTAAAAAATCATAGCGTTCTCTACGCCAGTATTCTTCTTGGCTTTCTTTGCTATTTTTTTGACTACGTGGTGTTCCATATAGCATAGGAATATTATTATCACTACAATATTTGGAAACAAACTTAGAGGCTTTTTCACCGTTTTGTGTTCTGTGATTAAAATGGGCGATAGTGATATCATGTTTGCGGCTTAGAAAATCAACTACTGCCATGCTATCTACACCACCGCTACATGCGATTATGATACTTTTGGGTAATGGAACTGTTAGCTTAATCATTTATGCATTATAGCATATAATGATTTGTATTGCAATGATTATGGTTAATTATTGTTTAACCGTAGGCGGCCGCCGCAAGTGAATATCTTGCTGTACCAACACCAGTAGTATTTGTAGCAACCACACCTGTATTTGATACTAAATTAGTTACTGCTGTTGTTACTCCATATCCAAATATAGCTTTATCAGTGCCGTAAACAGCGGCAGCTAGATAAAACCTAGCAGTACCAACACCAGTCGTATCTGTTGCTACTACTCCTGTGTTTGATACTAGGTTGGTCATTGATACACTTGAATTGTCGGAAGCATATCCATATCCAAATATAGCCTTATCCGTACCATAACCTGCTGCCGCTAGCTCACTTCTAATAGTTCCAACACCAGTTGTATCAGTTGCTACTACACCTGTATTACTTACTAGATTGGTTAACGAATAATAAGTGGGATAATTTTGCCCATATCCAAATATAGCTTTATCGGTTCCATAGCCTGCGGCCGCTAGTCCATTTCTAATAGTACCTACACCTGTCGTATCAGTAGCAACTACTCCGGTGTTTGATACTTTGTTAGTTATTGCTGTTCTGCCGCCAGAGGCGTAGCCATATCCAAATATAGCTTTATCAGTCCCGTAACCTGCGGCTGCAATTCCAGTTCTACCAGTACCAACACCTGCAGTATCATTAGCCACCACACCTGTATTACTTACTTTGTTAGTTATTGATAAATAAGTACCATTTCCTTCTCCATAACCAAATAAGGCTTTATCAGTACCATACCCAGCCGCCGCTAGGTTAGTTCTGGTAGTACCTACTCCAGCTGTATCAGTTGCTACAACGCCTGTATTACTTACTAGATTGGTTATTGCAGTCTCTCCTACTGCTGAAATGTACCCGTATCCAAATATAGCTTTATTACCGGCTGGTCCGGCAGTAAGAGTTAACCCTCCGCCAAATGTTACACCACCGTTTAATGTTACCGACATTCTTTATTCTTTCTTTGTATAATTAACCGTAACTTGCGGCCGCTAATAATTGTCTAGCAGTACCGACACCTGTAGTATCTGTAGCAACTACACCGGTGTTTGATACTAAGTTGGTCATTGATACATTAATACTACCATTCTCACCGTATCCAAATATAGCTGTACCTACCCCATATCCTGCGGCCGCAAGATAATATCTAGCAGTTCCAACACCTGTTGTATCAGTAGCAACTACACCTGTGTTTGATACTAAGTTAGTTATTGCAGTTGGTCCAGATCCATAACCAAATATAGCTTTATCAGTACCATAACTAGCGGCTGCAAGACTATCTCTAGCAGTACCTACACCTGTAACATTGTTGCCAACAACCCCCGTGTTTGATACTAGATTGGTTATTGATTGCAATCCGCTACCGTTACCATATCCAAAAATAGCTTTGTCAGTGCCATAACCTGCGGCTGCAAGATAACCTCTAGCAGTACCAACACCTGCAGTATCACCGGAAACCACACCCGTATTTGATACTAGATTGGTTATTGATATAAAAGAGACACCACCTGTATATCCATAACCAAATATAGCTTTATCAGTACCATATCCTGCGGCTCCTAAATCACTTCTAACAGTTCCAACTCCTGAAGTATCAGTAGCAACTACACCTGTATTTGATACTAGGTTAGTTATTGACGTTCTACTAGCTCCGAATCCATATCCAAATATAGCTTTATCTGTGCCATATCCTGCGGCCGCCAATCCAAATCTAGCAGTACCGACACCTGTAGTATCATTGGCAACAACACCTGTGTTTGATACTAAATTAGTAATTGACAAATTTGTCCCGTTATAACCATATCCAAAGATAGCCTTACTACCACCTGGTGGAGGACTAAGAGTCCATCCTCCGCCTGATATTGTTACACCGCCACCACTAAATGTTACCGACATTCTTTATTCTCTTGGATAATCTGGAAATGGTACCCAATTAGTTGTAGCTTCATCCCATAAGTATGGATAACCATCACTTGGAATAGCAACTGGAGCAACATATGTAGTTGCTGCCTCATCCCATGTCCATGATGCTGGATGTTCTGCATTAAATGCATTTTCTCTTGCTTGTGCAATTTCCTCTGCTGTTGGAGCAGGCATGTTTTCTAAGTCTATCATTTTATTTTCCTTTATAATAAATGTATTTATGTTAATCATAATGTTAAGATCCGTAACTTGCGGCCGCTAATTCCTCTCTAGCAGTTCCAACACCTGTAGTATCAGTAGCAACAACACCTGTGTTTGATACTAGGTTAGTCATTGACACTATGCCACTATTGGCAAATCCATATCCAAATATAGCTTTATCAGTGCTATAACCTGAGGCTGCTAATGTTCCTCTAATAGTTCCAACACCTGTAGTATTACTAGCAACAACACCTGTGTTTGATACTAGATTAGTAGTTGATACATTAGTACTTCCGTTATACCCGTATCCAAATATAGCTTTATCAGTGCCATAGGTTGCGGCTGCTAATGTTCCTCTAGCAGTTCCAACACCTGTTGTATCAGTAGCAACAACACCTGTATTTGATACAAGATTGGTAATTGAGTAAGGAGTGAAACCTGGAGAGTATGTAACCCCATATCCAAAAATAGCTTTATCTGTTCCATAGCCGGCGGCTGCTAAGTATAATCTAGCAGTACCAACACCTGTAGTATCATTGGCTACTACACCAGTGTTTGATACTAGATTGGTCATTGAGTAAGGAGATCCCCCTGGGATAGAACCATATCCAAATATAGCTTTATCAGATCCGTATCCGGCAGCTGCTAATCCATTTCTAGCAGTACCTACACCTGCTGTATCAGTAGCAACAACACCTGTATTTGATACTAGATTGGTGATTGAACGTGCGCTTGGAGAGGCATATCCATATCCAAATATAGCTTTATCTGTGCCATATCCTGCGGCTGCCAATCCATATCTAGCAGTCCCTACCCCTGCGGTATCTGTGGCAACAACACCAGTAGTTGATACTAAATTAGTTATTGATGTTACTGATCCATCATTTCCATAACCAAATATAGCCCTAATACCCGCCGGTGGTGCCTCAATAGTCCAACCACCACCATTTAATGTTATTCCACCTGTTATTGTTATTGACATTTTTTAACCTTTATATTATTGTATACCGGATGAGGCAGCAAAAACCCTCCTACCGGAACTTAACGGGCCACGTGCAGTCGCAGTAACAGTATCAGTAGCATATGTTATTCTGTCTACGGAAGAAAAAGGACCGGCAGGAGTTGAAAAATTATTTCCTCCACCAAACCAACCATATGTTGTTCCATCGGTTGATGCTGCTTGACCTTGATTAGTTCTAGTTAACGGACCACGAACACTTGCTGTAGCGGTATCATTTGCATAATCAATACGATCTACCCTAGAATAATAAATTCCCTCCCATGTCGGCGGGCCGACGAAAAATCCACCGGCAAACCAACCATAACTTGTACTACCAGTACCGGCCATTGATGATCTAGTTGAACTTAATGGACCTCTAATAGTTGATGTTACTGTATCAGTGGCATATGTTATCCTAGTTACGATACTACGGTATCCGATAGTACTAGGGTTATCAAATCCTACTGCAATCCAGCCATATGTAGTGCTGTCAGTAGATGCTGCACCTTGATATGAACAACCGGATAATGATCCCCTTGTACTTGCAGTACCAGTATCAGTTGCGTATGTTATTCTGGATACTGTAGAATAATCACTAGGTGATTGATCCTTACCACCTGCAAACCATCCATATGTATCTGTGCCGTTCGCAGTAATACTATAAGCACTATAACTTAGTGGGCCGCGATTACTTGCTGTATCAGTATCTGTTGCATAGGTGATCCTTGATACTGAGCTAATAGCAACTGTAATGCGTGAACCAGCAAACCATCCATAATTTAAATTACCGGTACCGGCATTTTGATATCTGGTGCCGTTTAATGGTCCACGAACACTTGCAGTAGCGGTATCAGTTGCATATGTTATTCGTTGTACTGTTGAAGTAACACCAGAATCGTCAGACCCACCTGCAAACCATCCTGCTGTTGGAGTTGATGGTGGTGCGGCAGTTATTCCTACTCCACCACTAAATGATATTCCACCTGTTATTGATATTGACATATTTTATTCTCTTTATTGAAATATTTCTGGATGTGCTTTACCAAATATTTTAATATATTTGCCAGCCATTACATCCGCTTCTGCTTCTATTGGACTACCTGGATAACTATCACCCGGCTTAATCATATTTAATTCACCCTGGCGTACATGAGTTAATTCATGGAACACAGTACGTAATATATCTACTAGATTTCTATTAGCACAATAAACCCATACTTCACCCGTCTCTGGATTGTGTCTACCAGTATGATGACCTTCTTGTGCTTCATCACTATCATAACTAAACTCTATCTTTGGAGTATTTTCTAAATTCAACTTCTTACTTGTCCAAGCAAGAAACTTCTGTACAATAGGATTGTTATTCAAATCTTCTTGTTCACTCTCATCTAGTTTATCTTTAATCCAACTGTCTGGAGTCTTATGATATTTTCTAACAAACAAATCATGCAATGCATCACCGGTTATACGATGTTTCTTTGCTATGTTTTTCATTAGCTTATCAATGGTATTATAGTCGTGTTTCTCTAAGCTAGGAAGTTTCTTAGCTAGTTCACTTGCGGCCGATTCGTATAGTTCTATTGCTCTCATATTAGTATTTATGCTCACTTATAAGGTCCAGTAGCGAATTGGATTGCTTAAGGCAGAAGCCGCCTACCCTCGTAACTAAGTTACGGTCCTAAGGGTGTTAGTTGCACCAAGAAGTTTTAGCTTCTCCGTAGTATTCTCTTGCAAATCCATTCTGTATTAACATCATTCTTAAACTTTGTCCATCAAGTAATATATCACCCAATACACGTCCACCATACTTATCCCAATCAGCTATAGCTACTTGACGTTTCTGTGCTTTAGCTATGGCATTTTTTGTGAAGGCCGAAGCAGCCTCGCCACGCTGTGCTTCACTGGGGCACATTGCTCTATGACCCTTTTCAGGTGTGTCAACACCAAACACACGAATACTTAATTCTTGCTTTAATGGTGGGGGTAAAAATGTTGCTTGAAATGCTACTGTATCTCCATCAATAACTCTAGTGATTGTAAAATCATATACATTCATTGGCTTTTGTTTTTGTGCAAATGCAATAGTAGATATTGCTAATAGTATGATTGTTATTATTTTCTTCATGGTTCTCTTTATAATATGTTTTTGTAGTCAATAAACTTTGCATGTCTATCTTGTAATCCACGTAGTGCTGGATTAATCTTTTGTGTTACTGCCTTCGTATCGTTGAAGTTATTTATATAGGGTTTAACACGTGTCTTCCAATACCATATAGCAATCTTGGCTGCAACATCTGGTCGTTCTGCTAAATCAGGATCATTTAATAAATCAATACCTAAACTTTGACTAGCCATACGATAGTTATCACGACCGGTCAATTGAATAAATCCACGACCATGATATTTTTCTCCATCACCTATCTGCTTATTACCCAATATCTTAGCAGTACGTGGTGCATATTGACGGTCATACTTTTTAGCAAAATAGCCTTGACCTACACCCTTTTCTTTTAGTCTACTAAAATTCCAGGATTCATGTTTAGTTTGAGCCATAAACTGTGCTAATTCAATACCAACTATACCGGCAGCTACAGCGGCTTTATGTAATAAACTCTCAATTTGAGGATTGTTACTCAATGTAGTTACAGTAGGTTCTTTTTGTGGTGCCGTTGGTGTATCTTTATTAACAGTAGGTTTTGTATCTCTAGTACCTAGTGCAGCCATACCAGCTAAACCACCTAAGAAGCCTCTACGTGATAAATCTTCATCTACTACATTACGATTTTTTACCCTACCAATCTCAATACTGATAGGTGTATTAGTAGTTCTAGCTCTAAAAATTTTATCAGTCTCTCGCACACCTGGTTTAAGTTCAGAGGCTACAATTAAAAATCTTGCTCTGTTTTTTTTCATACCGACAAACTCACCCACTAACACTTGATAGTTAGGATAATTTGGAGTCAAATCTACTTTAGGATTTGCTTGTTCGGTAATAAACTCTGTTGCTCTCATTCACGTTCTCTTTTTAATATAGAACGAATGAACCATGCTTTCTTACCATACAAGTCTTGTAGTTCAGCCATATAGTTTTCAATACCATGTTGATTCTCACCAGCTGCCTCATCAAACATTGCTGTTACTAACTGAAGCATTGTTTCACAATCTTGTAATGATTCAACAAACATTAATTCAGCACGTGGAATCTTTATTTGGTCTTGTATGATACTTAGTTCAGCATAACGTGTTAGACTGCCAGGAGTATAGTGACCTAGTATTCTTATATATTCAGCAATAGGATCAATCGTAGCACTTACATCTTCGTACAATGTATTAAAGAATTCGTGATATTGTGGAAAGTTACTTCCCTCTACGTTCCAATGAAAGTTTTGTGTTTTGATAGCAAAACTTTGTGTGCTTGCTAGTAATACTTTTAGATTGTCTGACAACATAATTACTCTTTAATCTTTCTTTTTTGTATCAACATTAATGGCTTTGCCACTACGTTCTGGATTAGGATCTTCTCTACGCTTACGTTGAGCGGCACTAGCACGACCCTTTTTACCTAGACTATGTGCTTTACTTTGTGGCAAACATTTTGGTTTACCTTCGCCTGGTTCTCTTGCACACGGACCTTTAATCTTTCCTTTAGTATCCATGCGAACCCATTTTTCTTTATTGAACCAATCATGTAAACTTTCGTCTGCTTGTTCAATACCTTCTAGTATAGAGCTTTCATTTTTCTTTCCGCCTGTACCCCAGTTACTTGCGCCTTTATTGCGGCACTTAACTAACGCACCAGATGCATAAGCACTTGGCCATACTTTATAACGGCTCTTTACTTTGTAGTAGCAAGCATCTTTCTTTTCATTCATTAGTTCTTCACTAACCATCTCGCCACCACAATGCGGACAACTTTCACTATGTGAATGTTGTTCTTCTACACTTTCTTTAGGCACACAGTTAGGGACCATACGTCCACCTTTGTTTTTCATTCCAACTTGTTTATGTGTGTCCCAGCATTTTTCATCTAGTTGTTCTTCGTTAGTATTCTTTACACAGTTAGGATATGTTTTGCCAAACATTTTTTTGTTACCTTCTTTGTGATAACCTTTCCAACAAGCTTCATCTAACTTAGCATGGTCTACGTGAGTTTCACACATACCACAATCAGGACATGTCATTTCCATAACATTGTCAATACTTTCATTGTGTTTCTTCTTGCCTGCACAATGAGCTTTTTGACTAAAACCTTTAGGATGACTACAGTTGATACTACTCTTGTACTTTTGACTCCAACCCTCATCCATCTCTTGTTCATTAACATAAATTGCGGCAGTTGTTTTATTTAAACTTTGAGGATCTCTTACTCCGGCTGCTATTTTAATTGCTCTAACTTTTTGTCTATAGTCATCAGCATATTCAGCTAATCTGTAGCCTAACATTTTACCAATTTCATCGGGTGTAGCTGGCTTATCTTGAGGAGTATTTGCGCCAAATGTTGTGTCTAGTATTTTAGGCCATACATTCCACATCATACTTGCTAACTCTTTATATGCTTTACTTCTTAATTCTTTAATTTGAGCTTCAGCCTCATCTTCAGATATACGAGGAGCAGGAAGTGTTCCCTTAAATGCTTGAGCATTGCTAGCACCACCTAAGCCTGCGGCAGCCAATGCGCCAGCACCTGCAGCCTTGCCTGCTTGTCCTAAAAACCCTCTACGGTTCATATCAGCTTCATCTACTCCTTTAAAAGGATCTTCTTTTGATTTAGGTCTTGCACTATCAGGAACAACTCCGCTAGTACGACCAAACGCATCAGCAGGTAACCTTTTTGAAATACCTTTTAGATTTCTTGGTCTACCACGTTCACCTTCAGGATCTCCAGGATGTATTTCTTTTTTAAATTCATTTGACCCCGGATCTACAAATAGATTAGCCTTGCCATACTCTCTACCCATTCTAGTATTATCATATGTATCACTATCATAATCAATTCTCTTAGGCGATTCTTTTAAACCTGATTTTTTACGTATATACAATCTATCCTGTAACATTGAAATAGAATTGTCTAACTTTTTATTCAATGATTGATAGTTATCTTTTGCACCATACTTAACATGCATTCTAGTATCAGCATCGTTCTGCATTGCTGGAGTCAACAAACCTTTACGGTCAATTTTATCAATTAACTTGTCCAATAGTTCTTGTTTTTGTATAGCATTATTGAGTTGTGCTAATCTAGCTTTTAATACTGAATGCTTCTCACCAGGTTGTGCAACCGGTGTTGCTTCCGGTGAACGTATTGGTTGGCTTCTCATTTTGCCAGCAACATTATTTCTAAAATCTTGTTCCCATTGAGCTAATTCGTCGGCACGTTTTTGTTCAATTTGTTGTTTGATTTGTTGTAATGCTTCTAGAGATTGTGATTTTAGTTGATCACCTAAATTTTCAAACGTATTAGAATAACGTTTATCATCTAAATCATCATGGTAACTTCTTTGAGGTGGCTTTTTTATTTCTATTGGTTTGTTAGGATTTGAACCTCTATAACCACGTTCCCATGCTGCCGCACCTGCTGCCGCACTTTTACCATTTTTAACAAAATGGTTAATAACTTCTTGTTTACTGTTAAATCTATCTTCTGAAATACCTTGACCTATACCAGATTTCTTTGTATCATTTGCAAATTGTTTCTTAGTTGCTTTAACAATACCACTGAAACGTTTATCACCACGCTTAAAGTCTCCCTCTTTATCAGCTTTGCCTGCGTCGGCGGCGGCAGCTGTTTTGTATTGTGCCAATTTCTCATTAGAGATTTCATCTAATTGTTCTGATTCAGGCATTAATCCATATTTTTTAACACGTGCATCTAATTCAGCACGTTCTTTGGATAATTTATGTACAAGTTCGTTATTACCCATCTTAATTGCTTGTCTAAGCTTTTCCTGAAGAGCCTCAGCTAAATCGTAATAATCATTCATTCTCATTCTAGTTTGATTACTATCATCTTCATTTGTACCAGTTGCTAATCTATCATGGTCATTATCACGTTGAGCTTTCTCTTTAGCAGCCTTCTGTTGTTGACCCAATTGATACATCTTTTTAGAATATGCAATATCAGCATCAGACGTATCATCTTCTTGTGAACGATAGCTAGAACGTGATTTGCCACTACGTGCTAAAGCATCCTGATAATCCCAATCACTATCGTAATTATGCGGACTAGTTTCGTTTATTATACCTTTAAGAATATTGCTCATATTACGCTTTCTTATTAGGTGACTTAGAACCTTCATTCACACCTTGTTGTCTATACATATCAATCATTTGTTTAATATAGAAATTGTAAAAACCACGACGGCTATTGTATTCTCTATTTCCTAGTACGGTCGTTAGTGCTCTTACAGCATCACTTACTTCTGCACCACGCATTATTTTTAATGAGTCAGTAACAAGTGAATCACCTCTTTGGTTGTTTTCTGTTACACCTCGTCTTTTTTGTAAGAATCTATAAGCACTTACAAAGTCACTAGGGAAATCTTGATCTCTGCTAAACAACGATACAGCACGTGTTTGACTGGCTAAATCTTGTACAGCAACTTTATATCCTATGTTTAAAACATCATCTTCACTATTAAGATTAGGTCTAACATTATAAACATATTGTGCTAATTTTTCTGCATACTTTGAACCAAACTCGGGTCCTTCATTCACACCTTGAATTTGTTTACCTTCTAAGTATTCACGTATTGTGTTTAGATAGTCATTAGCTTTAATAATCTTTTCTTGTACCCAACCATCAAGACCTTCATCTTCACTAACATCTTTAATCATTGAATAGACTTGTTGAGCATTCTTTGCGGCACTGAATAAATCACTACGTGCCATCTCAACTTCATGGTCTATACGACTTTGTCCATGTGGAACAAATCCAGTTTTTGATTTGCGACCTTGTCCCGGAACGACAATAACATCATCTTCTTCTAGTTGTGCTTCACTAAGTTCAGCACTTTCATTGATGCTATTAGCATATGGGACACTAGTCTTTTTACCCTTGAATAGAGTTCCTACTTTTTTGCCACCATATATGCTAGTATTTCCCCTACTTTGAGTGCCACCTAATGGTGAATTTACAGTAGCTATTGAGCCTGCGGTTGTAGTTTCAGTGATTTGTTTGATTTTCATAACGGATTTCCATACTAATAGTGTATTTATCAAAATACCATAATA